AAAGAAATGGGTATGCCCATTTCTGATAAGTCTATTCTTAGAGCTGCTTTCATTACCAACAAGAAACAAGTCATGCAAGAGATGGAAGAGGTGCAACAACAGCAAGTACAGGCACAGCAAGCAGAGGCAGAGTCGCAAGCCAAGAAAGATCAGGCCGACGTAATAGCTAAGCAGGCTAAAGCCCGAAGTGATCTAGCTAAAGAGCGCGAGCTCATGGCAAGCGCCCAAGAGAAGTTGGCCAATATCAACCAAATCGTGGCCAAAGCGGACCATGAGAGCATGGAAGCTGACCTAAATCTAGTCAAAATGATGATTGAGCTAGAGGATATGGATTTTGAAAACTTCCGCAAAGCATGGCTTATGGCTGAAGAGATCAAGCTCGCCAACAAGAACCAGCATCCGGAATTAAATACTTTAACCCAACAACAGCCCGAGGAGGCAATTATATGAAAGAAAGTAAATCAATGAAGAGTGCCACAATGCCAAAAGAGCACTTCGAGAGAACAATCAACGACATCAGCGTTGCAGACACAAAATATGCAAGCAAGTCGACAATGGACAACCCAGAAGATCTGCATAAGGCAGCTACAGGGCTTGCTTCTTTTGTAAAATCGCACAGAATGAAGTATTAGTATGCCAAAGCATCATCACGATCATGGCAATGATGCGTCTGTGCCGGCAAAAGGCAATAAGCGCGCTGTTCCTGCTGATCATTGGGAAATGACATATCACGCGCAAGAAACGCGAGAGCATCGCCCAGAAGCGAGGTTTGATCCAATCTGCGCAAAAGATAGACCGAAACTATACACAAAAGTCAATGAGACAGATCATTAATGGTGAGAAGAAAAACCGCTGGAGAGCTTAGCTTACAAGCCTCCAGCGATAAGACGCGCTATGATCCTTTAGAGGTAGGTCATGCTCTAACGGATGATATTATGCCGCAATTGCGCGAGTGCATTAATACGCACAACGCGATCTTTGATGAGAACGAATATTGTGTAGGCTTTTTGATCGCAACCGACCCCCTGATCAAGGGCGTTATGCGACGAAAGTTCTTTGCCATGCTTTATCTTCCATCGCCAAGGCCCAATCAATCGGTTTTTTTGTATAACAAAGCAAAAGATCGTATTGTTAAACGCCTTTGGGTTCTTCCTAGCGCATCTGTCATGGCTAAACTATCCGATATGGACATCGTTGATCAAAAGTATGCCACAATGAAAGCGTGGAGCGATGCTTTCTTTCATGGCTGGAAGTATGAGAAAGTAACAAATTCAGCGATCAACACCACGCCAAACCACTTCTTTAATTTTATCCGCAAGCAACATGATATCAATATGCTTTCGGAAAAAGAGTATTTAGAGGCGAATCGAGAGAAACTCATCCAGGCTGGCTGTAAGGTGGCGGAGACGAAGCCTTCCGAGCCCTTTGATTTTAGCAAGATCTCGATTAAGAAGATCGTAGACACGAAGACAGCCCTCTCTGATGAGGATGTTCTCGATAGTAGAAGGAAGGCATAGAACCGCAATCGGCACATTTGCCTCCATATAACATATAGTTTTTCTGTAGTGAGCTAAATCTTTTTTGAAGTTCTCTTCAGTATCTTTAACCTCAAAACTCATAGGAGCCCTTATAATGGAAGTGGAAAATAAAGTTGAAGACCCAAAACAAAAAATAGAAGAAACGGCCGAAATTAAGCAAGAAAAGAATCCTGCAGCAGAGGTTGCAGCTTCTGAGCCGGAACAAGAGACGATGCAGCAGGCTAACTGGCGCAAATTTAGAGAACAAAGAGAGATTGAAAGAAAAGAGAAGGAAGCGGCTGAGAAAAGAGCGCGTGAGAAGGAAGAGGAGGCTAAAGCCTTAAAAGAGGCAATGGACGCTCTTTTGAATAAATCACAGCCGAAGACCTATCAAAATGACAATCATTATGACAATCAGAATGATCAAGAACTTAGCCAAGAAGAGATCATACGCAGGGAAGTTAAAGCTGCAATTGCCGTAAAAGAGCAGGAATATGAAAAACTAAGACGCGAGCAAGAGCTAAGAGAATATCCCACAAAACTACAGCGCGACTTTAGCGACTTTAGTCAGGTTTGCACAGCGGAAAACCTGGACTATCTTGAGTTTCATTATCCTGAGGTAGCAAATGCTTTTAAATATGCTCCCGATGGGTATGATAAATGGGCAAATATCTATAAGGCGGTGAAGCGCTTTATCCCGAACTCAACCAATTCAAAAGATGCTAAGAAAGCGCAAAACAACTTTAATAAGCCACAATCTATGGCAGTGCCTGGTGCTGCGCCAACTGGAGATAATGCGCCTATTTATCTCGATGATAAAAGGCGAGCAGACAATTGGGCAAGGATGCAAAAGACTATGAAAGGCATTTAATTCGCTTCCCAGCTTTTTATATACTCAAGGAGGTGCCGCTTGTTTGGCTGAGATCTGACCAAGCTTAGCATCTCTGGCTGATTGCAAAGACGTGCTATCTTTGATAAAAGGGATAGGTGACCCTTATCCTCATTCGCAAAAAGAAAAAAAAGTGTGTGGACAGGTTTTCCATCCGGCGCATCATATTCAATAGCTTGCTCTGGAAAGACTGTTATGACTAAATCCTTGCAGTCTTTGATTAGAAATTTTCTTGCATGAGGTATTGCGAAACCATTGGTCATTGCTGTGGGTTGCAACATCTCTCTTTCTTGTAATAATTCAACAATAACGTTTTTATTCAATTTAATGATTTTTGATATATAAGAGGAGACATTTTCGAACACTTCATTTTTTGTTTTACCTGGGATGTTATAAAGAATCCCTCCCAGATCCATCGCATTATATAGACTAAGAAGATTGTCTTTTAAAACAAGTCCTTCTTCCTGTGCAGGCATCTTCCTGCCGATCATCCAGCTTTCTATCTCAGAACGGTCGAATCGATATTGATGCCCGAATTTATAGGAAGGGATTTTACCATCTAATAACCATCTCCGAATAGTGATCTCAGAAACAGACAAAAGCGCGGCAACATCTCTTATTCTTAATTGCATAATGATTTTGAAAGGAGTTTAAAAACGCGTTCACACGCGCACCTGAGCGGTGTTTTTTGAAATTCCATAGCCTTTCTCCAGCTGGAGTCTAGCAATTGGGATATTTTTTGTGAAAGTCAAAAAAATGTTTATTGTTGATCAAGTTTGATAAATGTTTTAAACGAAAGCAGTTTTTAACACTATAGTGTGTTTTTTTCTTTAAGAAAGGTTTCGTTGTTATCGATGCTTTCGCGAAAGTGTAAGCCAAAAGACAGCTTCTGACAGGAAAACAATTCACATTAAATCTTTAACTTGATATCAGAGGTTTAGCTGTACATAGGATCTCGCTAATCCAGGCTGTAACTACGATTCGCCATCGTTCGGGCTGACTTATTTTCTCTCGCCAAGAAAGAAAAAATAGCAACTTAAACGAGGTTAATCGTGGCAACAGGTATTACAAATATCAACAACATGGCGCCAGAGCTTCCGTTACAATTCTCGGAAGATCTTCTGTCTACGCCAATGTTCAATTTAATTCACTCATTCGGTGCTGACCTTCACTATGCGGAAGCTCACATCGGCAAAACTACTCGTATGAGTAGATATGAGCGTCTCTCAACAGATGGCGGACAACTTGACGGATCGGGCATCGACCCAGCTCCAGAAGTCGTCGTCAGATCTGATATCGACGCTACAATGGAAATATATGCCAAAACAGTGGTTATCAATGAGCAGGTAACTCTTTATGAGAACGACAAGGTTCTTACAAAGTTTACAGCGCTCCTTGGTCAATGGCTGCGTGAAAAAGAAGACCTCCTCATGCGGGACCTTCTTTCAAGCTCTGTTTCCTATATCAACTGCACTGGCGGCACAAACGGTGATCAGCCAAGCAATATCAGCAGAAGCGACGTCAACAACATCGAGAAGATCCTTCTTGGTAATGATGCGCGCACAATGTTGGCATTGAATGAAGCAATGGACAAGTTCGGTACTGCTCCTGTAAGAGATGCCTTTATTGCTCTTGCATCGACAGATTTAACATCTGATTTGCAAAACGTACAGGGTGTGCTTCTGAAAAACGCATATCCTCATCAAGAAGGTCTTCGTCCAGAAGAGTACTGCTCTGTTAGCCGCTTCAGATTCTTTGTATCCAGCAAAGGGGCAAAGACTCCAGGGGCATCGATGCTAGGCGCAACTGTCTATACCATTCCTATGTATGGTCTAGAGGCTTTTGCCAAAATCGATCAGAACAATTATAGCGCCGTTTTGGGATATAGACCACCTTATGTAGTGTCTTCTGTAGCTCAAAACAGCCAGCTCTACGCCAAGTTTGCGATTGCAAGAGCGATCACAAACCAAAACTGGATCTCTGGCCTAAACGCAACAATGGCAGTATAAGGAGGTTCAAAATGGCGTTTACTATTGTAACTCAAGGAACTTTCACATCAACAGGTGTTGGCGTTAAAGTAAACCTTCCAAGCTCTGCGGATTATTTCGTAGCGCGTAACATCACTCAGGCTGCAACACAGCAAGCCACGGGTCGTGGTGTAGTATTCGAATGGTTTAAAAATGTGACACCTGCTGGTGGAGCTCTTGAAACCAAGAAAACTAACTCAACAGATGCGCTTAATATGGTAACCATCACTTCTGGTGGCTTTAACTATATTGAGACATCTCCTGTTGTTGAGGCACAAGCGGCAAACGCGATCACTGCAATCACTGCAGCATCGCCAGCCGTTGTTTCACAGACGAACACATATTCCGAAGGGGATATCATTCGTATCTACAACACTACAGGGATGCTTCAGATTGCAGGCATGGATTTCCAAATCTCTACAGTTTCCGGTTCGGGTTATACCCTTATAGGACTAAGAGCTGCTGGATTTGCTGCTGCTGCAACTGCTGGTAACACACGCAGAATTTCTAAAAATGCTGCGGTTGATCCAGAATTTCTGTACATCACAGAGATCACACAGGCAACACAAGCCGTTGTGCGCACATCGGTTGATCCAACTCAATATTATGCCGTAGGCATGAAGATCCATTTCAGCATCCCTTCCTCTTTTGGAATGGTCGAAATGAATCAGTTGACTGGAACAATCGTTGCTGTTTCTGCTGCCAACTACACGTTGACAGTGGATATCGACAGTAGCGCATTTACTGCATTTGCTTTCCCTGCATCTACAGAGTCTCCAACAGCTCCGCTGTTTGCGACACTGGCACCTGCTGGACAAAGCACGCAG